TTCTTGAAGTATAGCATCAGCCTTCTTTTGCCCCACTGTAGGGCATCCTTTATAACCGTCTGTAGTGTCACCCATCAATGTTTGCAGGAAGAACCAGTAGTCAGCTTCCTCTTCATCAATAGTAACGATTTCACCGTCAATAAGATGACGAGCTGGGATGGTTTTTAAGTCCTTATCTGCTGACCAGATGATGTATTTGTTCTGATCAGAGCTTCCTAAGATTCCTAAGAGATCATCAGCCTCGATGCCGTTGGTCATCTGACCTTCCCATTTTTCCATGAGATAGCCACGAGCATAGCCAAGTAGCATAGGTTTGCGTGTTTCAGCTCTATTCATCTTATAGTAAGGAGCCACATCCATCCTGTAGTTAGCCTTACCTGATACACAAGTAATGATCTCAGAGCATCCAGACTCTTCCAGTAGCTTTAGGATCTGTTGATCGCAGGAGTTTGCTACGTCCTGTTCATAAGCATGCAATGTCCATAAACCGTCACCCCAGTTAACAGGACGCTCTGCTATAGTTGCTGCTTTGTAGGCGATAATATCACCGTCTACCAATAAAGTTGTCATATTAATTTCCTATGATTCATTAAACGTAATCCGCGAGTCTTCGGGTCAAAAAGTATAAACTGGACACCGAGTTTCTTCTGCGCGTCAGATCGTTTAGATGGATGTCCCATTTTAACATCAAATAAGAATATCTCTCCGTCCTTCATAGCCACTAAGTCTACTATGCCAGTACATCCAGCGTTCTTAAAGACTTGGAAACCTTCGTCCCATAACCATGTAATTGCATAATGCTCGGCTAAGTCACCCTTCAAGTTTGGATCAATGAGTTTCAGCCCAACTCGCTCCGCTTTGGAACTCACTGTCAAGGGGGCATCTGAAGTTGTAATGACGTTCCGTTTCTTTAATAGATTCTTGAGTAATTGCACCTACTTGCTCCTCTAGCCCGTTACGGACTAATATTTGTACTTCATCGTGAACGAACGCTACTATAGCTACGTCATCATGTGACCAGCCTTGTTCTCTAAACTTACGTTCGATTGTTATGTACCAGTGCTTACAGATGAGAGCACCTGCCGACTGTAGTAATGTATTCAATGCAGCGTGGGCGTGTCGAATAGGAATGATACGTCCGTCCAAACCTAAGATACTACCTTTAGTTGCTTTCATCTTAACAGCTTCCGATAGATACTTAAGTGCCGGTGTCTTGTTCAAAAAGCGTTGTTTAATACGCCCACCTTCTGTCCCGTCCTTCCCGATGATAGACCCTATCTTCTCGTTACCGCCTCCGTAAAGGAAGGCGTAGATAAATGTCTTCGCCATGTTCCTAGTAGGCAAGCCAGCAGCTTCTTGGTTCGCTGTGTGAATGTCGCCTTCTAGGATCTCTCTGCCATACGCTCCGTCATCATAACGGGACATATAGTGAGCCAAACACCGCAACTCTAAACCGCTAGCATCTGCACCTACGATACTGTACCCATCAGGGGCGCGGAACAATGAACGACACTCGTGACCGTAGACAGCATTCGTACTAGGAATCTGTGCACAGTTCGGTGCTGAGTGTGTGCAACGTGATGTCACTGCACCCATGTGGTTCACACGTCCGTGGATACGTCCTTTTTTCTCCAGCTTTAACCAAGCCTGTTTACCGTTACCGAGCTGTCCAAGCCTCTTATTGAGCATCTGATACTCACACAGTAATTTAGCTTCAGGCATATCAATGGAAGAAAGTATTTTCTCATCGACTTTAGGGTCGCCGTTAGTGGTAAATTCTTTAGGTTCCCACCCACGCTTAACCAAACGATCAGCGATCTGCTGACGACTTGCTGGATTAAAAGGCACAACTTTCGTCTTCGTCTTCATCTCAATGACAGTAGGTTCCATAGTCTCTAACAAGGTAGATGTGATCTCTTCCTTACGAGCTGTCAACTTACTATAGAGTTCTTGTGCCATCTCTACGGAGAACGGAAAGCCAATACGTTCCTGCTGAAGGAGCAGACGGTGCATGGTATGTTCCATGTCCATCGCTTCTTGTGAGAACTGCTTTGCTACAATACGTTGATATAACCTGTAGTTAAGCTCAACATCCTGCTCACAGTACTCCAACATCTCGGGAGTATATTCATCCCAAGCGTTCTCCTGTTTTCCGTAGTCACCTTTGTGGAACTTTAAGCGTTGTCCCCAAGCGTCTAAAGAGTGACTACCGTAACGTGAAGGCTTTACCACCTTCTTGCGAGAGTCAAGCTCCCGTAGGTTCGACCAGATTAATCTTGAAGCGACTAAGGTGTCAAACACCTCGCCTTCATATTTAAGGTTCAGTACTTTCTCAAGTACCGGTAAGTCGTAGCCCATGACATTGTGACCAGCGAAGACGTGACCCTGTGCCACTAAGTCGTGGAATAGTTTTGTCACTTCTTCATGCCCAACTGCTTTGTGGACAGTCTGTAAGTCGGTGTCTTTGGCGACCATGCAGTGTATCTTAGTTGCTTCTTCAAGTAATCCGTCTGTTTCTACATCAAATATTATCATGCACCCTCCGCTAGAGTGGTTAGTCGTCAATGCTATTGAAAATACGCCGCCATACATAACCTCGAATGAGGCTAACGACTGTAAATATACAGGTAACTATAAGTGTTGAATCCAGTGTTATATAACCTTCCCTAATTAAATGTTTAATGAAATATTCCCACACCAAGGCAGAGATAATAAAACCGCTACCCACGTTGAGGAACTGCTCTTTAAGTGATTGGTATTTTGATTGCATCTCCATACCTCCTATCTTGGTTTTAATGGACAGTCTCACTCGACCTCCATTCATCGTACATTAATTTAAATGTAGACATGGATGGTATATCCATGATCTGTCCTGTGTAGGCCATTGATTCTATTAAATCTAAGTAAGCATGTAATAGCTTATTCTCTTCTTTACTGAGCATTTAAAATTCCTCGTTATCAAAAAGGTATTTCTTCTTCGTCAAGCACTTCCGTCATACGGCCAGTGTCAACACAATAGGCTAGCTTGTTACAAACCCCAGTCATACCTGACCACCTGTTCTTAAGAACACGTACAGTTGTGACATGAGCATTCTCCGTTGCCTGTTGGTTACGCTCTAAGCCGATAACCATGTCAGAGAGTTGAGCGATAGCCGCAGAGCCCCTAAGCTGTGCTAGGGAAGTCATAGCTCCTTCCTCGTGTCCCTTATCACCGCTAGGGCGTTTAAGGTGGGAGACAAGGATCATACCGATGTCTAGTTCCTCGACTAAGGATCGTAGCTTTGTCATCATGTTATCTATGATGCGCCGCTCGTCACCGTCATCAATACCTGAGACGACGATAGAGATGTGATCAAGGATGATGTACTTACAACCACAACCCCTCGCTAAGTATCTAATCTTAGAGATAAGGTTATCGCTGTCCGTTGAACCCCAGTGATCGTACATAAAGACTTTGCCACTAGCTAAGGTAGCATCGAATGCTTTCTTAAGGTCTTCTTTAGGTGTCTCTGTTAAGTGAACAGGTCTGTCTAAATATAGCGACATAAGACCTTGAGCTGTACGCTTTGCTGATTCTTCTAAGGCAACGTAGCCTATGGTAGCGCCTTCGTTGAGAAGATTGTACGCGAACTCTCTAGTCAACTGACTCTTCCCTAAGCCTGAGCCAGCCGTGACCGTAACGATCTCACCTAAGCGACAGCCTCCTGTCATGTCATTCAAACCACCGAAGGGATAAGGCAGCGACTCTACTTCTTCCACTTGGGAGACTAACTCCCAAAGATCCGCACCGTTGATGATACCATCAGGGCGGTATTCTTTAGCGGCCCACATCGCATCCACAAGCTCTTTAGCACGTCCTGCCTGAAGCATGTCGCTAGCGTCCTTAAGGGGGAGCCTTGCGATCTTTGCTTTACTAGGCGGGAGCAGGGCAGCACATTCTTTAGCCGCTTTCATACCTACATCATCGTTATCAAACATAAAGATAACAGTCTCGAACTTATCAAGCCATTCGATAGACTTAGAGATGTCTCTCTTAGCTCCTGCTGCTCCTGTCTTGACGGAAACAACCGGCCACTTGTTGCCCATTGCCTGAGACAAAGAGAGAGCGTCCAGCTCCCCCTCTGTAACAGTGACCATCTTACCGCCGTCTCTCCATAACCATTGACCATAGAGTCCTGCTTCCTTCATCGACCCTTTGGCAAAGAACTCCTTGTTCGGCATTCTGATCTTCTGCGCGACAGTTCGACCTGACTCGTCTTTGTGGTTCGCCACTTGGACAGGGGAGCCGTTGAACTCAGCCACTTGGTAGTCCCACATCTTCGTCGTCTCTACTGACAGCTTACGCTTGGCTAAGGCTTGTACATCGCCGCGTACAAAGTCTACATCAGACTTATTTTTTGTTGTTGTCACTGGTGTCTCCTCTTTGTCGCCGTGTTTGTAAGTGTTACATGAGAAGCAAAAGGTATGTCCGTCTGTATAGATACCACAGGCATCAGACGACCCACACTCCTCGCAGGGTACGTGTTGGATAAATTCACTGTCGCTTTCTTCCATTTAATAAACCTCGTCAATGATGAGCCAGTCGTCAGGCACGTTGCCTTCTGCCCAAGTGAAGCCGTTACGCTCCGCCCATTCAGAGCAGGTCATCTTCGTCCCGTCCTTACGTAACTTAGCGCCTTGCACTGTGCTACTAGCTCGTTGAAATAAAAACCTAATGTCAAGCTCAGGATGCTGTTGCTTTACACTTTTCATCTTACGCTGTGCGTCCTGCCTGAAGTAACCCTTCACCTCAACGTAGATGTCCCCGATCAGAAGATCAGGGATGTAGTTTCGTTCTACAGTGTAGGGTAACTTACAGGGTTCGTAAGTGTAATTAATCCCGCGCTTGTCTAGGTTTGCTTGCACTCTATCTTCAAGTGTTGATCTGCTAGAAATCGCCATCGGTAAATACCTCAGTTGCTTCTGTTGTCGATGTCTCAGTGGCGGTAAAACCATCTTCTTCATCAAACACAGAGGCAGCCGGGCTACCGTACTCTACTAGGTCAATGACCTGTACTGCTTTAAGGCGGAGCGACACACCGACCTTCTTTGTACCGGATACCATATAAGGCATTGGCTCGAAGGCGACCTTAACATCGGAGCCATTGCCTACAGCAATCTCATCTGTCATGGGGGTGCGCTTAGCATCGACAACAGCAACTTTCTGCTCAAAAGTACGTCCATCGCGTGTATTAACTTTAGCTTTTAACTTGAACTTGAACTCTACTTCACCCGTTGCATCGCCTGTTTCGCGATCATAAACGGGGGTGTAAGGGTCTTGAATGGACAGTTGATTCTTCAGTGCAGGTTTGTTCTTCACTTCTTCATCGAACTTAGCAGAGCACATGTTGTCGAGTTCTTCGCACATCGCTGCTGCATCCGTTTCAGGTAAGGTCAAGCTAATGGAGTAGATACCGTTAGCATCAAACTTAGTGTCAGGCTCGAACAGTTTTGCCCACAATGCTTTACCGCGCAGAACTTTTGTTAATTTAGCCATAATTTGTATTTCCTATTTAGTTTAAGTTAGTTTTGGAATGTTTTGGGTTGTTTAAATCCACAATAAGGGACTTTTAGGCGAAGAAGTATTTACTCGATAGCACCTCCTTAAGATTTAAGTTACCTTTCTTAGGTGGTAAAGGTAGGTTAGCGTCTGTAGGCAACTTCCGCTTGGCCTCGATCCATAATTCATACAGCCAATCTTTAGATGTATAAAGATCTACGAAAGACTCTCGCAAACACTCGGACATCAACGGCATGTTGGGACTATGTGTTCCATAAGAGTCATGGATCATAGCGAAGTCCACCACACCTGCTTCTCTACATTTGTTAACTGTCAGTGTTAACGCACATGCGTCCATACTGTGAACAAAGTTAGGTGAGCTAGATGATTTGTAACGTCTTGCATCTACCACAGCTACTTCATCCTCATAATCCATTTTAATGATGTTATTCATTAAGTGGACTTTGCACTGCCTTGTCTTCTTCTTAAAGTAACGCTGCTGCACAGGGAAGCCTGTAGGTGTCTTCCATTCCATTATGGTGTTGTACCTACCGTACTCCGTAGCGATCTGCGTGATGTAATCCATTACCTGCCTAGCACCAGTAATCGTACTTGAGATGGCATCCCATACATGATCAGTTGCTAATAAAACAGCAGGTGTATAATGATCACCCCAAGGGGCGTTACCATTACACTTCTTTATCAAAGCCTGTCGTATATAGTCCCGACAAGCATGCTTAGTCCCGCTATACGGAACGATCATCACAGGGCGTTTAGCTATTGTTCGACAAACACCGACTTCTAAAAGCTGTTTAGCTACTTCGTTACCTTTATCTGCTTCGACCTGCAACGTGACCGTAGCCATTGCTGCAACATCTCCATAGATGTCCTCTGGTTTATCCGAAGGTAACAAGTTAACTGACCTACCGCCTTTCTCATCAAGGAGCATTGCACTTAAGTGTTGAATACCATTACAACTACCATCGGCCTGACAGGGTAAGTGAGTAATGAACTCACGACCTTCGCCGATTGCTATGGTGTATTCAGCCCACTCAAAGCACCACGCCAGTGCAGCCCAAGGCTTATCCGCTTCCTGCCACCACAGACAACTGAAGGGATCTTCATAGACATCCAAAGCGTTCTGAGTGTTGGACAAAGCCCACATCTCACGATCAACTAAGGATACCTTATCAACACCGAACTGATTAGCTCCATGTATAGCTAACCACGTAGCATCTTCAGGACAGGTGATGGGCATGCCAACAGCAAATTCCGTAAGAGCTTTACCATAATCAGCAACTTGAGGGTTCAGGAAGTTTTCTCTAGGATACTTACGTGTCCTAAAATCTAGCTGCCATTGGAAATAGAACTTATCGTGTTTAAGGTATCCCTCAGCGATCTCAAGTGTACGTTCTACTTGAATACGTTGAGAGATAGTCTTGGTGTTTGCTTCGTGTGTCTTCGCCCGGCGCATGCACCACTCTTTATATGTAGCTGATTGTTCCTCTGTCATCTCAGCAGGTTTAGACTCAAAGGGGTACGCCTCAAGCGGTAAGTTATCCCGCCTCGGTAAGCCTTCCCAGCTCTCACCGCTTAGCCAACACTTCTTCATCACCTCTAGGACAGGTTTATTGACACGCCATTCCGTCATTTGTAGAGTGTTCACGCACTCAAGCTCTGGGCTAATGTCTGCGATACGTACCACGTCATAATAATTACTTAAAGAAAATGTCATATCAGTAGACCCTCATCAGTGGCTTCTGGATTATATACGGACTGTGATACCCTCCCTCGAAAGCTGATACCCAAGGCTTAGGGGGTATGATTGAAGGTAAGTAAGTAGGTGTCGCTAACTCATTGTGTTCGTGAAACTTCTGTATCCATTCCTCTGTGTCGCTCGTTAATTCAACAAAGTAGGGACGCTTTCCTTTTTTCTGGAACCGTCTATTAACTTCTATGATACCTAATTCAGATTGCATGAGACTGGTCAGTCTAGTCCCTACGTTGATACGTTTACTTGTAGACCAAGCTGCCTCATGCCCCATGTCCAACATCTTGTGAACAACACCAGCTCTTTTGTTTTCGTAACCTAAATCCCTTTTATCCATCGCCATGTTTAAGATTGTTTTCGCAACTTCAGGCTCTGCTTTCATCCATTGATCTATGACGATTTGTGTTTCTACACGCATACCGATTGTCTTGGCGACAAAGGCCAGCTTACGACCGCCGCGACTCAATGCGTTAACCATCCCTATTAATGATAGGTAAGCTATTTGCGCTGGGTCTGTGTCCCTGAGCAATACATTGATCTGTGATTTTGGTGGCGCGTCCTTCAACATCTTTACGACACCCTCAACCAACGGTGACATCATCTGGTAAACCATAGTACGGCCATGTGCAGTCTCTCCCTGCAAGCCTTTGTTTAACATCTTATCCTTGTTGTAATGATAACGCTCTTTCCCTGATTGCATCATCGTCCTTTCTAATTCTATTTGATCTTCTATCGTA